CTTGGATCAGGGTCAGCTTTAGCACGTCTATCTACAAGGGTAGCATCTTTGTTAGGATCAAACTTTGTTTCAACATTTGGCTTAACATTTCCTGCATCTGACGTTGGCGTAATTACTGGTTCTGGTTTTGGTTTTTTAACAAAAGAGTCTAATAACTCATCTTTTTTATTTTCAGGCGCTGCTGCAAGTTCACGTTTTTGTTCTATTGATAATTCGTCATATGTTAATGTACCCGCTTCTGGTCCTTTTCCAACATCAGTTCCGTCAACAGGTGCGTCAGATCTTCCCAATCCTGCGGTTGCAAGTGCATCAGCTTCTTTGGCACTACCGACTTGTACAGCGGCGGCTTTTGGAGCATCTTGTCTATCACTTGGAACGCTAACTCCACTTCTTGTCGTGTCAATTCTTGCATCATCTGTCTCCGCTTTTAGTGGGTCTACAAAATCTTCTCTAAACCGTTCCCCCTCTTGCTGTTGTTCTACTTGTCCTCTTCTAAAGTCGTCAAACGAAAAAGGTATCTTACCCTCTACGGCATCTTTAACTCTTTGTTTAGCGTCTTTAGCTCTAGGTTCATCAGGTTCTTTAGTTGTATCTGTAGAACCGTCGTCTTTTGGTGCAACATTTCTACGTCCATCTATAAAATTTAATACAGTTTGTACCGTACCACCTACACCTGCGCCGTATGCTCCTTGCTCTACAGCGCCTTCAAAAGTATCTTGTTCAGGATTATAGCCCTGTTCAATCATGTTTTGTAGTATGGCTGCACTCGCTTCTTGCGCTCCTTCGACAGTTGTTGCTAACCCTACATCAAGTATTCTATCAGTTAACTCTTTTGTTTTCTTTTCTGGCAATGCTTTAAAAATACTCTTTGCTCTGTTAAACGCCACTCCTATTGGTAGTATTTCAGTAGCACCTACACCTGCTCCCAGTAGAGAAGCTTTTGTACGTTCTTCTTGCGTTGCACCTGCTTCTCTCGCTCTTTCACTTGCCTCACCTGCACCCGCTCCAACAGCCAATGCACCCGCTGCGGGGATTCCTACCCCAGGAATTAGAGACGTACCAAGAATACCTGTAAAAGAGCCAAGAGCCTCACCAAATTTACGAGGTATAGCTTGTTCAAGCCCAGTGTCAGGAGTTACAAAACTTTGAGCTACGTCACCTATTGCTTGTATTTTTTCTCGTATAGGAGCTTCATACTTTTCGGGAAACAGAGTAGCCCCACCCAGAGCAGCACTCTCTAATATACCTGCTATACCCCCAACAATACCTTTCGGTAGCTCTTGAATATAGTCTATGCCTCTAGGTTTATACTGTGGTTCTGCAGGTTGTGTGCGTTGTATCGCGGCTACAAGTTGTGCTTTTGTAGCACCTTCAGGACCCTCTACTTCGTAGGCTTCGCCAGTAGGAGTAATAACTTCATAAACAGCCATAACACTCCTTTATCTTATTCGTTTTGAAGTAAAACCTGTTAAATCTTGACCTGTAGCAGGTGCAGGAGCAGGAGCAGGATTAATAGATGGTATTCCCATCTTAGCTTGAAGTTCCGCTATAATAGCTTGTAATGCGACTGCTCTTGCAACAAGTTGTGAATTTTGTTTTTTTAATTGAAGAGCCACTCTATCTGTTTCTTCTTTTATTTCTTTCTCAAGTTCTTTTACTCTTTCTGCGTCCACTCCACCAAGATAAAGATTAGTTAACCCAGGTTTTTTCTTTTGTTCTCTGCTAAGATCGTCTTCTAAATCAGGTAAAGCGCTTTGTTGATACAACATTTTTTCTTCTGGAGCTATTTTTTCAATAATATCATTTAACTCTTTTTCATAAGAGGTTAAAGTACGTCCTAACATAGCATCTTGTCTATACCTTTCGTTTATTTGGTTTGCTTCACGTCTTATATCCAGATCAGCTTTAGTATTTTCATTATCGATAACTTGTTGCGCTGCGGCTTTATCTCTGTCACTTAATTTTGTTTTTGCATCTATATAAGCTTTTGCATATTCCCCACCTTTAGCAGAAAGAGTTTGTACAAACACGTCAAACCAATCTTGATACTCTTTAGTCCTAAACGGATCAGTTTCTGTTTTTACTTCTTGTTTAAGCATTGCTGCTGTATCATCTTTAGGTACTTCTTCTATTTTGGTGGTTGCTTGTACAGGAGTTGTTTCTGTTTTAGGCATTGCTTGTGGAGGCACTGGCAAACCTGCAAGTCCTTGTTTTGGCGCTGTCATAGCAGTTGGAGGCAACGCCTGTGGAGCCATAGGCATATTTTTTGGTGCGAGAGATTCTTTAAAAGCAGCTTTTCCTGCTTCTTCTCCCTTCCCTGCAAGTCCTGATTTACCTGCGGGGTAAAGAATACTACTCATTCGTTTACCAAGACCACTAAATTTACGCGCTCTTGCTATTTTTTCTGCGCGAGATAATTCTTCTTCAGGAGGCATATCTCGTGGATCACGAACCATGTTGCCGTTAGCATACCCAACAATACCTCCTTGAGCAGCCATCATTGGTTTTCGTACAGGTGCAGCGGCTAATCCTCTGTTCATAACTTTTCGCATGTTAGCATCAGCACGTTTTTTCTTTTGCGCTAAAGCACCTGCAACACCTCGTGCTACTTCATTAGCGGTTGCTTGGTTATTTTCTTCTTCAAATTGTTGGGCAATCGTTCTAGGGTCATCTTTCATAGAAGCTTGTATTATTTTTTGATTTTTTTCGTTTTCATTTTTCTTTCTAGCCTCAACTAAAGCTTTAAGTAAGTCGCCTTGTGATCCACCTGACTTTACTATTCTTTGTAATTCAGACATTACACATCTCCTTTTTCAGGCGCGTCTCTAAACAAATTTAACAAAGTCATAATACCGCTTATATCAGTGGTGGCTTTTTCAAGCCCTGTTGGTTCGGTATATGTATAATCTTTTGTTTGTATTGGTAAACCTGACAATAATCGTTGTAAAAACTCAACTTGTGTATAAGGAAAATCTCTTTCTTCTTCAAACTGCGTTTTATCTGCGGCTATGCCTTCAGAGGTTATACCTCTTTGTGTATCTCCAAAACTTCTAAGTTTTTCTAAAGCTCCAAAAAGATATTGATTAGCGTCTCTTTGAGACTTTAACCCTCTGTCTTCCTCTACATTAAATTGTCCCACCGCTTTATCGTAAGCATCTCTGTATCCTTCTCCTGTGATACCCGCTAGATTTTGTAATAAATTTCTTTGGTTTTCTGCTTCCATTACAGCTTGGCGACCCCCACCAAAAGTTCCTGCTTCTAACAGTCGCCCTGCAGTTCTCTGTCTTTCTATATCAGACTGTCTTCGTGCTTCATCTATTTGAGGTTGTAGTGCTGCCATAAGATATGGGTTCATATATTTTGCTGCTTCAGATTCTCCAAAAGTGCTTATATCAAAAACCCCTGACTTATCGGTGGGTATATTTAATCCTTTTATACCTTCAAAAGCATCTTTTTGTAGCTCGGATTCACCTGCTGTTAAAGGACCTCCGTAAGCCTCGTAAGGCATATCTCCTAAAGCTGCTCCTTTACCCAACATGTCTGTAACATAAGGTCCTGCGTAAGGAGATAAAGAAGACTCTAAGTTAGGATTACCTCCTGCTGAAGGCATCATAGACGCTTCATCATCAAAGGGATTGTTGTCCATTATTCCTGATGCGTCGGGTTGTCCAAATGCATTTATCTTGTCTGGGTTATTGTAATCCCCTGGCGCTCCATCAGGCACTCCAAATGTATAAGAATTTTCCATATTTTATCTCCTTATGCAGGTAAAAACTTGTTAGGGTCTATCTCTTTACCCTGTTTCTTACTACCAGTACGTGCCATACGCACTCGATCCATCATCTTTGAAAGAACTCTCGCGCCCGCATCAGAATTACCGTTACCCAAATGACTAACTACATCAGCAGGTATTACAAACTCACCATCACTTAATGCTGCAGGTTGTGTTTTGTCTATTGTTGCAAGTACTTTATCCGCCATACCATCTGTTGCGCCGTCTAAATATTTACCTTTTTTAAGCTCTGCTAAACCTCCCATTTTAAAATTGCCTAGACCTCTTAACCCTTCAAGCCCCGTTTTAGGTAAAACTACGGGTGGAGAAACTTCTGGTTCAACAAGTTTTGGTTCATTTAAAGGTTTTGTAGAAGAAACAACAGGTGGTGGTTCAGGTAAAGCCGCACGAATTGGCATCATTTCTCTTGCAGGATTAGCTAGATTTAACGCGGCGAGTCCCGTAGCCTGTTCTGAACCCATTTTTCTTGCAGCTGCAAGTGTTTCTTTTTGTTCAGGTGATAAGGGTGTAGTTCTAGCTCCTTCTAAAGTAGGCGCAATTTGAGTGTATTGCATATCAGAAAAGTAACGTTGCCCTCCACTTCCAGGTCTACGATTAGGATCATATGTATTTGGTACTTGTGATCTACTGGCGGTATATCTAGGAATATCTCCTCCATACCCAACAACACCATAAGGAGGATTACTACCACCAATACCTTTTCCAAAGACATTAGCCAAAGCAGCTGCTACTCCTCCCGTTTTAGCAATATCAAACTTTTTATCAGTATAAAACAAATCTCCAAAACTATCTAATATGTCATTAAATATACTGCTCATAAGTTACCTCATCTAATAAGACGCATTAAAGCGTCTTGTAACGTGTCATTTTGCACTCTACCACCTGTTTTAGCGCGTGTTAAGGGTAAATTTAATCTTTTTTGGTTGTAAGCATCTAAACCTTGTAATGCAGCTAACCCCCTAGACCCATAAGGAGATATAGAAGTTGTGCCTTGCGCTAATGATAGTTCTCTTGGTTTATAAGGAGACCCAAATATAGGTCCCATTTTTGCTAGCTCAGGGTTAGTAACCTTAACATCTCTAGTTAACAATCTATATGCAGGGTCGTCTTCTTCTTCCTCTTCTTCCTCTTCTTCTATATCTTCTTGAACATCAGTAGATACGGTGGTGTCAGTGGTAGTATCAGTGGTGGTATCAGTGGTAGTATCTGTATCTGTAGTAATACCTGTATCTGTAGTAATACCTGTATCTGTAGTAGTATCAATGGTAGTATCAGTATCTCCCTCTAATATGGTAATAATTTCATCAGTAGCATTCACATCATCTTGAGTTACAGTATCAGGATCTTGTCCTGTTATATCTGTTACATCTTCAACCGTTAGACCACCAGTATCAGTATCAGTATCAGTATCAGTGTCTGTTGGTGCAGGTGTCACAACTCCAATCTGTCCAGATTCATCTACTGGCCCTGGGTCATACCCAGGTTGTTCTTCTGGTGGAAGATTAGATTCTGGTTTTGAAACATCTACACCTCCTGTAGGACTTGGAGGTATTGTTGTCGTTGTTTCTCCTGTTGCTTCCTCTTCTTCAGTTGTATCGTCTGTTTCATCAACTTCTACTTCTTCAGTTGTATCGTCTGTTTCATCAACTACTTCTTCAGTTGTATCGTCTGTTTCATCAACTTCTACTTCTTCAGTTGTATCGTCTGTTTCATCAACTTCTACTTCTTCAGTAGATGTAGTTCCAGTTGTGCCTACAGAAGTGGGAATAAAGGTTGGGGTATCAGAAGCATCATCCACTTCTTCAGTTGTAGTGGGTGTAGTTTCAGTAGGTGTAGTTCCAGTAGGTGTAGTTCCAGTAGTGCCTGTAGGTACTTCGTCATAAGTAGAACCTTCAAACGTAGAAATATCTTGTCCTCCACTAGGCTCAAAACTATTTGATCCGTTTATAGAATTAATATACGCGGCATTAGTAGACTCAGATGATCCAGATCCTGCAAAAGTAGCACCTGGAGATCCTGCGATCATTTCTTCAATACCTGCTCCTATAACATTCGACCCTAACGCTGTTTCTAGCCCTGCGGTGTCTAAACCAAGATTTACAAAAGCTTGTTCTCCTGCACCAGATATAAATTCACTAAGCAGAACTGTCGACCCCCCTGCTAATTTAGTAAATAAAGCTGATCCTAGTTTTGTTGCGGGCATTAATATTGCTGCTGTAGTGGCAGTATCTGCCGCAGCCCCTGTTAAACCTGCTCCTAATAACGCTGTGCCTTTGGCTTCTGCCATTATTGCAAGCCCTGCCTGCGCATGATTGCCATCCGCATCAGATAAATATTTTTGATAAGTATCGCTTTTTATAAAACTAGGATCTTCTAGTTTATTTATAACTGCTAATTCTATTTCTCTAGCGGCTGCACCAGACGCTTCTGATATGTTTAACCCTGCTGAAATCGCCCACCCCGTAGGACCAAGAAATGCAAGTCCTACATCTTTAGCTATATCAAATATATCACCTGTTGCTTTTAAAGCATACCCTTCAAGAGTTGGATTTGTTCCTCCAGAAACATTTTCCATAACAGGCACAAAACTAATACTTCCATCCTCTCCTTCTACTTTTTTCCAAACTAAATCCCCCGTGGCTTGTACCCCCTCAAGAGCTTCTTTTGCCGCAGGAGTCATAGAATCAAATAATTCTTGAGCTTTTTCATTAGTGAGTTGTACAAAATTTCCAAAATCAGAACTAAATTCACCCTTTTCTGATTTTTCATATAAATCTAAAGCATCTTTATAATCAACTACTTGTACTGCGTTTGGATCTCCTGACCTGTCAAAACCTGTAAGTGTGTCGCCAAAATCTACAATCGCCCTAACTCCTTGGTCTGCTAAATTAGCTGCTCCTTCAAGCGCACCTGACACAGACTCTTTTAAAAATTGACTTGTTGCATTTTTTACAAAATCTGAAAATCTTATTCCTTCTTCGTCTTCAAAATCCTTCCCTGCTGTAGCCATTGCATTAATAGCATCGGTAACATCTTGTTCTCCTTCAACAGATTCTGCATCTAAAGTATCTGTTATAACTTTAAGAGGGTCTTCACTTAAAGGGTCAACAATAGCAGTGCCTTCTATATTTGTTAAAGATGGAGTATTAAGAGAAGTGGTTGTTCCGTCTAAATTTATAACGTTTAAATTACCATCCATATCTCTAAAATATTCTACCCCTGGGACATATATCCCAAAGTCTTCTCCCTTACTCCCGCCAGATTCATAAAATATTTGTTGTTGTTGTAATTTTTGTTCATCAGATAGATCTATGTCAGTCTCACCGATTTGCCCAGGTGTGTATGTGGAAGTACCTAAATCAGAATCCGCGCCTGTTTCTGCGTCAGACATGGCATCAAGAGTTTCTTCATCTACTATTGTATCAGCATCTACCTCATCTTTAGGAGACTTAGTTGCTTCTGCCATAAGAGCGCCTCCTATTGCGCTATCTAGAGCAGTGGCTAAATCTGACCCCGTGGTTACTTGTGTTATTGCTGTAGAAAGGGTGTTTTTAATCCCATCTGCCAACTCACTAGAAAGATCAGGAACAACTTGTTTTACTATATCTGTTAGTTGTTCTGAAATAGCTGAAGCAACACCGTCTAATCCCGCCGCTCCTGCCACAATGGACTCTAGATTTTTTCCTTCAAAAACACCTGTAATTGCATTTTGTGCAGTGGATGACAAATTTCCACCCGTTGCATCCGACAATGTTTTAATTAGATCGTTTCCAAGTTGCATTCCTGCACCTGTGCTTAGAAACGCAAGAATAGGATTACCACCATCTGCTACGGTTTTAACTGCTGTTCCAAGAGTTGTAAAAGGTATAGAGGCTCCCCCTGTTGCAACTGCAAGAAGTCCTTTTGCTATATTGCTACCAAGAACATCGTTTACAAGACCACCTAAACCTTCGCGTCTTTCGCCTTCTGCGCCTTTTTCCCAATCTACAGCGTTTCTAAACTTCTCTCTGCCTGTATCTTTTTCTACAGTTTGACCGTCTTTGTTTACATAGACTTGCGCCCAAGTATCACCAATATCTTTAAAGACCGTACCATCTTCACCAAATCTATAGCCTTCTTTAGGCTCACCATCTTCACCTACATACGCGCTTGTATCCGTCAAAGGAGTCAAATCTTCATTAACGACTTCCTCATAATTGTCTAAAAGTTCTTTAGCTCTATCCTCGTCACGAACACCTATGTCAATCTCTTTACCGTCTTCGTCTTGATAGTACCAATACCCATCATTTTTTTGGTAAATATCAGTATCATAAGGAGGGTTTGCTATTGCATCTGCTTGAGCTGCCGCTTCTGTTACCGCTACTGCTGTTTCTTGGGCAGCATCTGCTTGTTCCTCCGCTGCTTGCGTCGCAGGAGTGTACACAGGTCCTATTCCTGTGCTGTTTGCTATAGCTTCTGCCATTGCAGCCTGTGACGCTGCTAGGGCTTCTTCTGCTGCTTGTTGGGCTGCCGCCGCCTCTTCCGCTAACCTGTCTGCTTCCGCTTGAGCTGCTGCTTGAGCTGCTGCTTCTTGTTCTGCTATTCTTGCTGCTTCTGCCTGTTCTGCCTCTAATCGTTCCATATATGCTTGCCCTGCAAGGTCTAATGGTGTTGGTCCCGCTGTTTCTAGTGCAGCTAAAAAATCTTCTAACGCCGCTTGAGTTGCGGCCTCTTGTTCTGCTTTAGTCATCTTCATATATTCGTCTAAGATCGACATTATGTTAACTCCAATACACTAGCAACAACGTGTAACCTGTTAGCAGTAGCAGCAGTTACTTTTATTATTTCGCCCGCTGTAACAACAAGAGGTGCAGTAAGTAACTCTGTTGTAGCATTTGCGCTAATAGACTTTGTTTTAAATAGACTAAACACATCACTACCGCTAGTCAAAGTAACAGTTATAGTATCTGCATTACCTGAGTCTTCAGATACAAGTATAGACTTAAATATAGCAGTTGTAGACGTTGCACAGGTATAAAGTGTTGTAACACTTGTACTTGTTAAATCTATTTTTGCATTTGTGTACGTATTTGCCATTATCCTAAAAACCACGCTTGTGCTTCAGCTCTATTAACAATAGCAGTGTCACGCAATGTATTATCTATTTGGTTAAAATATATACGTAACAATGCGTTAAATTCACTAACATACAACTTACTATACTCGTCAGGAGGAAAAGGCAGTGCGGGTGCGCGAAACCCTACTGTATATTCAGTGGTCATTACCGCCTCCCATCTGGACGCATATCAAGTCTTGGAGCGCCTAACTGCCATTGAACTCCTGTAGTGGTAGACTCTATTTTTAAAGACATCTGCCTACCTCGAACTCGTGTGTGTACTTGTGTTGTATAGACCTCTACAGGAGATGTGGCTGAACGTGTTATTGTGCCTGTATTTACGCCACTTTCTGACGCGGGATCGTTATATCCTGAACCAGAAGACCCCAAACCAAAAAATGTCATAGCAACCGCAGGGCTGTCGGAGGTAGACCCCTCAAAAGACACATCAGGTATTACACGAGACATAAGCATAAATTGATGTCCATCATCTAAATCAAACTCTGAAGATGTTATAAAAGAAGATATAGCCGCCGTAGTAGCTGTTTCATTATCATCTATGCCTTCTTCATGATTTACAAGCACTCCATTATACGTAGCTGCTAGTGGAAAATTACGAAGTCCTGAATCTAACCAAGCAGAACGTGCCATAGATCCATAGTACCAAATATTTTCTACATAATTATATACAATGTATTTATCAATGTTGGTAGCGCTACCAGAACAATAGAACCACCATATTTCATTGTACCCTTCATTACTGCCACCAAACACTTGAGTATACTGTTCAGTGTTAAAATCAGTAAAAACGTGTTTACGTAAATCGCACGTTAATGTTTGCACTCGCCCATCATATTTGTAAAACTTATCTTTACCCATCCAATAGGTTGCACTTCCTGCAGTGACCATAGCATTTTGAGAAGCTATAGATATTTTTTCACCAAGAAGTTGAGAACTCCACACACCTGAATCTATTCCTACATATTGTAAAGAATACAAAGCAGCATCAGTCCAAACAAGAATTTCTTGTCTACTTTGTTTTGCTCCAACTATTTCTGTTCCCTTAGATAGTGTTAAGAACCCTGCCTGACTAGTAGCAGTAACCTCCCAATTTACAGCACTTTCTATATCTGACCAACGTATAAGCATGGGATTTTGAGTAGTAGACCCGTATATATTAGCGCCAAAACAAAATACAAAATTACTTACATCAGAAACTAATATTCCGTTTTGAACGGTAGGTACGTTAGATGCTCCTGCAAGGGTAGAAAGTTCAACAGCTCTTGTTTCTAAAGGAGCGCTTACACTTGCGTCCCAATAATACAATCTACCTCCTCTAGGTCCAAAAATTAAATCTTCTGTAAAATTACTTTGTGTCCATAATCTAAAATCTTCTGTACTTGTTTCACCAGTACCAAAAGGACCTGATCCCCAAGCACCTGCACCCCAACCTCGGACTTCTGTAGCAGACGCTGCGGTTGTGCTTACTTGATAAGTCGCTACAACACTATTCCCCCCGTTGCTAGAATCTGAAGAAGTAGACGCAACATTAGTAAACTTTAACGTGCTATCACTAAAACTCTTAGCAAGTATTGTATAAGTATCTGGAGTCTCTACCGCTTCTATTTGATAATTTCTATTCAGAACAGTGGCAGTAATATTACCTCCTAATGAAGCGGCTCCACTAAATGTCACGAAATCTCCTGCTATAACCCCATGAGCAGCGTCGGTAACAATTATTGTAAAACACGTTACTGCGGCTCCTGAACTATGTGTTGCTGCCGTTGTGCTAGTGGCTACGTCGTCTACAAGTTTAGAAGCCCCTCGTGTGCAACCTGTTAACGTGTTGTCAGTAATACCTGTATAATCTACAATTTCACTGTCTATTAAAACTTTCCCTGCTACTGGAAATCCTGTACCATCAGTTATTGCTATAGTTGTTGCACTTGTCGAAGTTACATTAGCGCTTAAAGTTGTATTAGACGCACTAAATGTCACATCTCCTGATGAGGTTGTACTACGTACAGGAGTAATGTCATTGTACGCACCGCCGTTCTCAATGAGAAATTTAAGGTTAGTACCTACACCTATTAAATTTTGTCCTGATAAAGTAATCCAGTTATGTAATGATCGTGCAATACCGTCAAAAGTTGAAGAGTTTATACGAGTCCACCCACCAATTTTTTCAGGAGTGCCTTGTCTAAACCGTACATTATTACACTCAAACCAACCACCTTCATTAGTATAGCGTGTATTTTCTCTATTAACCCCAGATCTAAATGTTAACTTCTTAACAGGCATGGTACTTCCTATGTTAGTTGTAGAGCTTCTTCTAACGCTTCTTTATTTCTCCTTGTCCAACCTTTACCAAATGTATCAAATGTTGACAATCCTTCATAGAACCCTTGACGTTTATCGTGCATTTTATGTAAGACTTCTGTTGCATCATGTTCTGCAAGCATTTTTAATGTTATAGGTCCTATTCCGCCATCCTGTACTGCGCCTATTACACCTTGTAAAGCTTTTGCACTACGGCTAGTCCCTGAATTAACACCCCAATCAAAACAAAAAAAGTCTAAACCAGATGGTAAATCGTCCCCTTTAATTTTTTTCCAGTATTCATGTTTATATAAAGGAGCTACATCTGCTTGAGTAAGATCTTTCATCTCATTGTCTCTAAGCTCTCTACCAACCCAACGTTGCCAAACTAAACGTGTTACACCGTGATTAGTCTCACCCCCAGGATCACGCGGGTGGTTAACGTACCCACCTTCATGTTTTAAGAGCATTTGTAGAGCTTTCTCGAAATTTTCTTTCATCGTCACTCCTTTGTTTGCACGTAAGACAAACTTCTTTCATAGTTTTCCATTTTTGTTCTCTAGTGTATATCCAGTATACATTTATTTTAGTTCCACAGACAATACAAACTTCATCTTCTATTTCGTTAAACCTTTCTGCTTCTCATACGTTCTGAGGGAGCCTATGCCTAGCATTCCGCCTAAAACCGTGAGGAGCGTACTCATGTCAAAATTTGGTAACTCTGGTAAATTCACTCCTGAAGCTGTTAAAACAAAAACCAAAAAAGGTTGAAGTACAAAATGATACGCAAAAGCAATCCCAGATGTCCACCCAATAAAGGGCCGCCAACCGCCTTTAAACAAACTACCAGACGCTGCTTCTGCTTTGTTTATTTCTAATTGAGCAAGCAAAGCCTGTTGAGCGTGGGTATCGGACATGGTAGCTATCTCGTGTGCGAGTTTAGCCTTTTGATCTTTGTCTTCTATAACTTTATCAAGGATACCAGTTACTGGACCTATAAGACTGTTTAATAAACTCATTTCCCGTTTTCCTTAATTTTTGTGTAAGCTGACGTTCCAAGAAATGCCCCAATGATACCCATGTTGGCGATAACCCATGTTGAGCCAATAGGTTGAAGCACCTGAACACGCTCTATTGTAATAAACGGAGTCATCATTATTGCAATAAAAGCGGTTACACTAAATAAACTAAATAAAATCATAAAACGACTTTGATCTTCTTTTCTGTTTTGGTTATCTATCTTTATAAAACGCTCATGCGTGTCAAGTTCTTCTTTTGTAACTATACCGTCACCGTCAAGATCAGCTTGATTTAAAGGGTTATCTTTTGAAAGTTTTTTCATTCTATTAACATCCAATAAGGTTCATTTGTAGTAGCATCTAAGTAAGCCAATAAAAGCAACGCAAGAGTAAATGATATTATTACTTTGTTGGGTATCATTCATATCATTTATACTGCATTGCAAACCAAATCATAAAATATCCTCCAACACCTGTAATAATAATTGCAAAGATAATCCCCGCAGCGTTTATAAGTTGATTTTTTCTTTTTGTAGCTTGATACCTACCTTCTTTTTCACGTTGTTTAGCTTGCTTACGAAACTCGTTAAATTTTGCAACTCCCTTACTTCCTCTTGTTTCCCATATAAGATCCATTAATTGCTTCTCGTAATCCATTGCCTTCTCATAGGCTATGTAGTCAGATAATGGGTCTCCTTTTTTACCTGATTTTTGGGCTTCTTTTGCACCGTCAATAAAAGAAAAAAGATTATTAAGGTCTTTGGACATAGAGTGTAACTCTTTGCCCATACTGATTCCTTTTTTAATAGCGCCGAAAGCTAAAAGTGCGGCAGAAATCGGTTCCATTATATTATCCTTTTACAACCAAACTTAAAAGCAACACTATTGTTGTTCCTGCACTTCCAATCAACACCATTTCAAGTCGCTTTACACGGCTGATTATTTCTAGCCATCGTTCTTCAGACACAGCTCTATAAGTATCTAGTTCTGCTTTTACTTCAATAATCTTCATTCTGCTGCCTGCAATTTTAATGTATTTGTTAATGACTGTTTATCTAAAAGTTTAAACCCTCTACGTTCAACAAATTTTTGTGTTTCATTTGCAAATTTATTTGCACAACTTTCTAACCACCGCATCGTCATTTCATGTGTGGGTTGTACTCCTTTTGCAATCATTTCATTTTCTATCTTTAAATAATTAAATAATTCTACTTGTGCAGCTGCTCCATTAATACCAAGATCAAAAAGATATATGTGATTACCTTCATCAATTACACCTCCACTTGTTCTAGCCGCACTTAAAGCTTGTTTCATGGCTGTCATAATATGGTATCTATTCTCTTCGCGCTCATACATTTCTTCTGTTACTTCAGTTATACCTAAATGTTTTAAAAGATTTTCATATTGATTTACAAACATATTAAGTTTTCTAATTGCCGCTTGAATAGAATTTTGTCCTTCAGCTAGTCCCGTTTCTATCTCAAATATTTCAATCTCTAACATTTCTTTTTTTAAACTATCTTTGCAAGTTTTTATTTTATTTTGTTTTTTCTTTAGTTTAACAAAACCTTTACTACGCCTTATGTGAGCTTCTCCCAAAGCCCTTCGTGTTTTATCAATTTCTGCAAGCGTATGTTTAATTGATCGAATAGGGGTAATAGCTGTAACATCAAGTGATACATTCATAAATTGAGAATGAGATTTATAAAAATTAGATGATGCTTTTTTAATTTCAGGTATCTTATTATCTATATTAGCCATCATAGTTTTATATTCAGGATTTAAAGTGCTTAAATCTAAACTTTGAATACTCTGTTCTTTAACTGTTACACTTTTCATAATTATAAACCACCATGTTGACTCGATGCTGAAGATCTGAAACCCACAGCACTACCTAAATCACCAAAATCTGAAGCATTCCCTGTGCTTGCAATCGTTACAAATTCTATCACATTTGTATAATTAGACCCCCCTGCCCAAACTGCTTTTGTTGAATTACTAGCCGCAACTCTTCCTATTGTGGCTTGAGCAAGATCTCCAAAACTACTGCCATTTCCTGTGCTTGCTATCGTAAAAAACTCTAATCGGTCAAGTGTATCAGAAGCAGTACCTGGATTCGTATATGCGCCGTAAATTAACCGTGTATTGCTACTTGCAGCGCAACCTCCTCCAGGTTGGTCAAAACTAGAACCAGACATATTCCCAAAGTCAGTTGCGTTTCCTGTAGAACCTATTGTTATAAATTCTACTTCATTTGTTCTATTAAACCCATTTTCTTTATTGCCAATAAACATACTTCTAGTTTTACCGCCCGACCCCGCAAAATCATTTGCTGCTCCTGTTAAATCTCCAAAATCAGTAGTGTTCCCTGTGCTACCTATTGTTACATATTCAATTCTATTATTATTAATCGCATTGTTGTAACGCCCACCTGCGTTTGTAATACCTCTTGTTGCACTAGAAGCGCTTGCGTGCATCATAATTGAACCAGACATATCTCCAAAATCACTTGAATTACCTGTACTTGCAAAAGTAAAATGTCTTATTGAATTATTACTACCTGCATTACCTGATGTTGAACCCCCTGAATGTAAAGCTCTTGTTGAGGAAGCGCACTCTCCTAAATTTGCTTTGGTGGAATTTAAACTATTTCCAAATGGATCGTGAATATCTCCAAAATCTGATACATTTCCTGCACTTGCAATATTTATAAAATCAACAATATTTTGAGCGTCAAAATCTGAATTTACTCCTCCCATAAATAAAGTTCTAGGAGTAACGGCTGAAGCCCCATACCAATCATCAAAAGACATAGTAGCACCTGCCGACACACTAATTAAACCACGAATATCGGCATCGTTAATAGAACAATTACTATCTGCTGAACCACCTGCTTCTTGGTGTATGTCATCTAATGATATTGCACCGCTACTTTGTAGAGCCATCTAGTCTTCCTTCTAACTCTTTAACTTTAGCTGACAGTTCCTTGACAGCCTCAATCAATGCACCTGTTAATCTACCATAGTCTACACTCTTAGTGCCTCTTTCGTCATCTGCTGTAAGCACAACTTGGGGGAACACTTCTTCTACTTCTTGAGCTATAACACCAAGCTGTTGTCCATTTTCTTTAATGTCATTTCTAGTATATGTAACACCTCTAAGTTGCTCTACTTTATCAAGAGCATTTTCAACAGTTTGAATGTCAGACTTTAATCGCCTATCAGAGAAAGCTGTTATGTTAGCTGTTTGAGTTAAATTACCAGAAGAATCAATTGTGGTACGAGTAGCTCCATTTGTGTTAAGTTTCATCGAGTCAGAGTCGTGTGAGTATTCAACCATACCTCTTTGTGGGCTTGATGTATTATCTGCAAAACATAATCGACCCCCACTATCTGTACCAGAAACAATAGTCATTCCGTTATTGCCAGATGTTGTGCCTACGACAAGATTATCGATAAGAGAGCCAAACGCTTCTGGGTCTGTATTTCCAATACCCACATTACCTGCACTAGATATCATCATCTTAACAGCAGCAGCCTCGCTTGCGCCAGTATGAAACTCTAATCTTGTAGCGTTACTAGAAGAACTATGATTTCCTTCAGCTACAGCCTGAACTGCTGCGGATACAAGAATAGCATCAGTACCTTGTGCTTCATCAGGAGCTTGCCAACGAATAGCACCAATAACTTCATCAGCAGCTAAATCAGTTTCCCCAGTTTGAAGAGTAAGTATAATGGGTTTGTCATCACCAGTATTTGTATTCTTTATGTTAAGTCCTACATCATGGACGTGAGTTACAGTAATTTCTGAATTTGCCCCAAAAGATAAAACTGAAGAATCAGATATTAAACTTAAATCGTCACCCACTGTTAAATCCGTTGCGACTTTTACTGTAGTATCGTCATCTAACGTAAGAACCGTTGTTCCATCATATTGTTTAAAAATTAAATCATCACTATCTACACCTAATTGAATTACTTGCGCACCCGCCGTACCGTCCATATCTAAAGTTAATTTTAACGTGCCACCATCTTTAAATTCAATGTTACCCCCTGCAGCGTCTAAAACAATATCGTCTCCAGAGTCTATAGTAATATCAGCACTTGTGCTTCCATTGCCGATTGTAACAGCAGCATCTCCTACAACTATATCGTCTGCGGCAACTTCAGAAGCAGTAACATTACTTTGAAAATATGTTTTCATTCTTGATGCAGTTGTTTTTCTGTTTGTGCCACCTGCACCATCGTCCACAATAAATAAGTCGGCGTCGACAATCGCAGCGTTAATATCTGTTGCTCCATCAATATCTAGGTCTGCAATGTTTATAGAACCGTCTGGAAAAACAGGAGCTTGAGAAAATGTTACAACCCCACTACTACTAATTGCTATAGCGTCGGTGTCACCTGCTGACCCAATATTACCATCATTGGCAACTTTAATACCTCCACTAAAAAGCGAAGCATCATCCGCCGTAAGCGCTCCTACACGAATATTAGCGTAATCATTTATTGTGACGTTACCTGTAGTTGTACCTGCTTCCGTGTTAGCTGCAATAGTAGCAAACTCATCCGCTGACTCATCCCAAATAAACCCTCTATTTGCTGTGTTGCTACTAGAACCATCACCTCTTGTAACAATAAAACCTTGGTCATTGGCACTGCCTGTGTAACCCTGACCTAGTTTAATAAGGTGGTCAGCTACAGTTGTATTGGTTGTAGCTACTGTAGTGGTTGTCCCATTAATTGTAAGATTGCCTGTTACAGTAAGGTTATCATTTACAGTAGTTTCAGATGTGCCATGCCCAATAGATATAGGAACCCCAGAAGTTGCAGTGCCGATAGTAATACCATTTGATGTATCTGAATTGTCAATATTTAACGTAGTTGTACTATCTAATGATATGTTAGATCCATCAACAACAAGTGTGCCATCTATATCTGTATTATCTAAGTTAGTAGTGCCATCTACATCTAAATCTGTGCCAACAAACAACTTCTTAGCTATACTTGCCCCACCTTCGGTGCGTAATGCTCCTGTATCTCCTGTGGCATCACTAGAATCAGTGGTATCGGTTATATCAACCACCCCTGAAACGGTTACTGTGGACGTAGGACTTAAATTTATATTATTACCTGATATAGTTAAGTCTGTACCATCACCTTCAATCTTCTCACCATCATCACCAAAAGTTAAACCAACATTAGCAGGAATATTAATATCTCCTCCTGAACCTACTGTAATTGAAAGGTCAGTTCCGTCTGACTCAATTTTTTCTGTAGTTGCAAAAGTAAGCCCAACACCTGATGGTATATTTACATCAGCCGTAGCTGTTAGATTTATATTATTACCTGATATAGTTAAATCTGTACCGTCACCTTCTATCTTCTCTCCATCATCACCAAAAGTTAGACCAACACTAGCAGGGATATTAATATCTGTAGTAGCAGTAAGATTAAGATCGGCTGAAGCACTAATAGTTAAATCTGTACCATCACCTTCAATTTTTTCACCATCATCACCGAAAGTTAAACCTATATTAGCAGGTATATTTATGTCCCCACCTGCACCTACACTAATGCTAATATCTGTTCCATCTGATTCTATCTTCTCATTTCCAGAGCCATCAAGAACTAAACCTACACCTGAAGGAATAATAACGTCTGAGGTAGCAGTTAAGTTAATCTTAGCCCCAGAAGTAATTGTTAAATCTGTGTTATCACCTTCTATTTTTTCACCAGTACCAAATGTAATACCTACATCAGCAGGAACAACTACATCAGCCGTAGCTGTTAAATTTATATTGTTACCTGATATAGTTAAATCTGTACCGTCACCTTCAATTTTCTCAGCATCATCGCCGAAAGTAACTCCAATATTAGCGGGTATATTTATGTCCCCACCTGAACCCACAGTTATAGAAAGATCAGTACCATCAGACTCTATTTTTTCCGCAGTAGCAAAAGTAAGCCCAACACCTGATGGTATGTTTACATCTGCAACGGCAGTTAGATTTATATTGTTACCTGATATAGTTAAATCTGTGCCATCACCTTCAATCTTCTCACCATCATCACCAAAAGTTAAACCTATATTAGCAGGTATGTTAACGTCTCCGCCTGCTGCTGCTTCAAGTTCTATATCTCCGCCAGAGTCTAAAGTTATTGTTGTTCCTACAGCTTCAAATGTACCATCTGCGGTTATAGTTATGTTTGCCGCTGCCGCCGCTGTATCAGTAGTTGTAACGGTTAGAGTGCCGTTAGTACCCACAGTCATTACAGCCGTGTCGCCCGTAGAACCTGTCATGGTAATAACTTTACCGTCTATAGCTACATCGTCTACAGTAAGTGCGGTAGCAGTAGTTGTACCTGCAAGCTCTACATCTGTTAATAGATCATAAACAACACCGCCTGTACCACCACCGTCAGTGGCTATCATCTTAACTTGCCCGTTAGCAATATTTACAGTCGCTCCTGTGCCTTGTTTAATTGTTATAATTTGTGACCCAGATGTAGCGTTTTCAATTATCCATACTTTAGATACTGTGTTTGGAGCTAAAGTTATAGTTCGAGTTGCCGTAAGGTCTGCACTTGACGTAACTTTAAGATACAAAGACCTTACGCCGTCTGAAGCTCCGTCTGCCATTGTAATAGTAGTATCTGCATCCCCTATCGCTTCTGTGCCGTAACTAAAACCTTCTGCGATCAGTTCTAAGTTTGTATTGGTTGTCGTTCCCCAATCACCTGATTGCTCACCTGTCCCTATCTCTTCTAATCTAAGATGATTTGTATATACACTTACCATATTTTAATCCTCTAACCGATTCTTATTATTGCAGTAGTAGCAGACGAAGAAGGGAAAGTAACCGTAAAAGTTTCACTACTTGTCGTTTTATCAGCTCCGAAGTCTAACACAGCAACTGCAGGATTTGTACCTCCAGACTTATATATTAAGGCTCCTCTCGCTGTTATTGATGAACTTGTCCATGTTGTGTCAGAAAAATCTAGGTATGCTACAGTCCCATCAGTATCACTCGTAGGGTTAGTTGCTATTGTTAACGTATTACCACCCGCTGTATAACCTGTACCTGAGACCTCGTTGGTTGTTGAATAAGCTGTTGTAGAAGCATCAAGAGTTGCACTCGACGTATACAAAGCAATCTTGAAGGATTGTGATGTGTCACTACTAAAGTCCATCTCTCCATTTAAAAGAGCGACCTTAAAAGATGTACACATATAATTACCAGTAAAAGCCATTAGCCCACACTCATACGATACTGCCCAGAACGGTACGTATCTTGTCTTAATTTACCATCTCCAAGTTGTTTTAATAAACCTAAAGATAGTGCGTATTGTTTTTCATACATAGCAACTACGTCAGCTTCACCTTTTTGAAACCGTATAGCTTCAACCAAAGCACCGTTTAACAAAGCTGCACTCGCATTATCGCCGAGCCAAGAAGTGCTACCACTCACAATAGATGTAGGGTAATACCCATACACATGTTCAAGCTCATAGTTTGCATCAGGTGTAGGCGCTAACTCTATTTGTGTTTCACTGTATTGAGCATAAAATTTAGGTAATCCATATTTTGCGCTTGTATTTACAGGAAATGCTTCTCGTAAGAAGTTAACATCTTTATTTAGTAGGTAGGTGTGTGTGCTACTTGTTATAACAGCAATACTATAAGTGTAAAGATAGTCAGTGGGCAACGTATACAGTTTATTCGTAGATACTAAAGGTCCATCATCTACTTTGCGTAATGCAGGTATATTTACAGCTTGTAATATCTTCTCTTCTGCCTGTTGTGTAAACAGTGCAAGTTGATCGTCGGTAAATGTTGTTTCACAAATGTCTGCTATATTTGTTTTAAGAGAAGCGTAATTCATATCCTACCCCGTCGTTACCGTAACATCACCCACTGCGCCTGTGGCTTGTAAATTATTAGGACTTAACCCATAAATGTTTCTAGCGTCTCCCACAGGATTCCAACCCCACTGAATATTTCTACTACTGCTACGCCCCGCAAAATCAGGACGTGGGTTACGAATAGCTTGTGGGTCATTTACAGGAAATAAACCAAGTTTGTTCTGTGGGTGATCTTCGCTCCAACATTCAGCAACACATGCGAGTAGGTTAGTATCTCGCCCACGAACAACTAAACTACGTAAATCTTTAAGTTTATACTGAAAACCACAAATATCACATTCTGCTATGGCTCTTTTATTTGATGCAAAAGCTTTAGCCATTATATTCTCCCTACACGAGGAATGAATCGTTCAGATGTTTTTTCTCTATCTTCACCTGCGGCAAGTGCATATTGTTCTTCATAAGCTGCTTTTAACATAGATATACGATCTGCGAGTTCAGGCACTTTCATAGCTATATGGTAAGCTAACCCTGCAACTAAGCAAGGTAAGAAACGAAAGTTCATGTCTGCTGTTTCAACACCATTACCTGCGTCTTCTATCCTTCTTAATCTAAAATACACAAACGTATATGTAGTAGAATCATCAGGCACAGGCCAAAGATTTATTACAGGTGCAGCTCGTAACCGTTCAACAAACACTTGTATAGGTCTACCCCGTGTTAACTTGTTAGGGATAGATGCGTAAGTACTCACACCTATACGACTTATGGTAAGATCAGCTTGGGTGGTCGTATTACCTGCATCTGTTCTTATCACATGATCTAACAAATCAATCGTGTCAGCAGGTAGTGTATATTGACTAGTCCCTGCAGTTAAAGTTTGAGTTCCACTATCAATAGTCCAAAGGTTTAAACCTCTGTTCTGCCACTCAATAGTCATTAGATTCATAGACCTACGAGCAGTTCTTAAGTCATACCCAGAACGCATTTCGCGTCCTGCACGTTCCCACGCTTCTTCAGCGATTTCCGTGAAGTCCATGTCAAAGGCGGTAGTTCCTGAAGTAGCCATCTATTACTCCTTAAAGAAGTTCTCTACTTCTTCTAATAACTCTTTTTTGCTCTTTCGTCTATCAAGTTCTACGCCATGCTCACGCATCATTGCTTCTAACTCTAATTTAGACATGGATTTATAACTAGAAGTTGATCCACCGTTCATTAACGCTTCTGCTTCTGATAAGCTTAAAGCTTTCTCAACAACAAGTTCACCACCCTTACTATTGTCACGGACATTGTACAAAGAGTTACCATCTTTATCCGTGCCTACTTCTACCATCTTTAAATCTGCCATACTCGTCTCCTAAGTATATAAAGTTTTCTTACGTCTGTTCTCCATAATAGCGCCACAACCTCGTGCTATACTTCTCTTTCTTCTAGCAAGCCCTCCGTTTTTAAACCTTTTAAAATCTTTAGAAGAAACCCCTTTATCTCTTAAGAAATCAAAAAGCCCTTGATAATCAGAAGCACGACCATCAAAATACTCTGCTTTTAAGTCTGCTATTTCTTTTTCCGTCATCTTCGTCTCCTAGCTAGTCCACCTTGACGCATTTTCACTGTAGCAGGTTTTGTGTTCTTTACTACAGTTTTTCCTTTTGCGCCTTCTCGCTTTTTCTTTTGAGCTGTTTTTGCTCTTTCTGCTTTGGAGAGAGATTGAGCCTTACTTCTAGGAAGGCATCTATCAGGACGTTTTTTGTTTTTTGAAGTGCCGCATTTACCTTTAATTCCACCATCTGTGCCTATCCTTACCCAATCTTGTTTTACCCAATCCTTAAGAGCGCCCATTACTTTTTCTTCTTCTTTTTAGTAACAGAACTTGCAACCTTTTCAAGTTTTTTAGCCTGTCCTGCATGTAAACGAGAGGCTTTCTTTAAACCTTTTACAACCTTCTTAACTGTTCTTTTATTGCGATTGGTTAACGTCATTTTTTCTTCTTTCCTTTGCTGCCTTTAGCGTAGTTAGGGTCTTTGCAGTACTTAGATGCAGCCATGTTAGCATACGCACTGGGGTAAGTGTCAAAAGTTCGCTTCGCCCAAGCTTTACCTTTTGGACATATCTTACCACCAGATTTATAATAACTGCGCATGTCTACCTCATCTTTGCAGGACGTACACCTTTACGGGCAATACCTGCTCCACGTACCTTAGACTTACCGCCTTTAGCAGCGCCTTTAGCTTTACCGCCTGCAGCCATACCTTTTTTGACCATTTTGCCTGCTTTAAAATTATCTGCAGAATCTTTTCTTTTCTTTATTTTTTCGGCTGCAGATTTTACCCCACTACCCATTGACCCAAAAGGAGTAAGCATTGTTGCCCCTTTAATTATTTTATCCATAGTGTTTTTATTCTCACTACCCTGCTGACCTTCGTTTAAAGAAGTATCATCCTTCATTACCTTTCTACCTCTTTTATAACTCTTCTTAGTCATACCGCCTGCTTTCATTTTGCCAACGCCATCAGCAGCATAAAACGGAACTTGCTTACCGTCTTTCCCTTCAACCATCTTAAGCTTACCACCATTGCTGTAACCTTTTTTGGCTTTGCCACCTGCCATCATCTTCTTGACCATTTTGCCTTTAGCCATCATCTTCTTCTTGACTTGCTTACCTTTAGCCATCATTTTTTTCTTCTTCATCTTCTTCATCCTTATACAAGTTGTTAAAAACACGTTGAGTATCCCACACATATTCATGATTTTGCTTAGAATGAAAAGTGTGTTGATTTGGTCTAAAGTCTGGTGCGCCTTCACCTGTTTCAAACCACGCAGGGTGTGTAACCCGAACTCTATTGTTGGGTAGAGCAACAATATTACCTGTATACTCTCCTGCGTCTAATAATTCAAGTACGTGACTTTGTTTATGTTGTGCAGGATCGTCAGCTACTTCACTATCTGTATAATCTACCGTGAAGTAGTATTTCGCAGGATAGAACTCTCCATCAACCTTTGCTATCCAAGGTGCAGGACTTGCTCTATTCAAGACATAAACGGAGTGGTGATGAGACATACAATCCCAAGGTTGTGCTATATACGGAGGAAGTTCTGTAGGCCATTCCTCATATGTCACATCAGCAACGAGAGCTGTTAGAGGCATTCTTGCCCACATAGCTCCACCGTGTATATTAGGCTCATCTGTATCATCAGTTTCACACCCAGTAAAGATTACTTGGAAACTAAGAGTCCTATTCGGCATTGTCGTTACTGCGATCACCATAGCGTGTAAAAATTCTCCGTGATACTCTATAAAATTCTTTGTGTACTCTCTTCTCACCCATGCTTTAAAATAGGGTATGTTACTTTGTAGATATGCCATCCTTCTTTTTTCTCTCCTTCTCTGCTGCCTTTTTTCTCTTCTGTGAGAGTTTAGACATTTTGTTTTTCATTGGTGGGTTCATTATCTGCTTACCCATTTGTGCGCGGGATATAGCCATTAACACTTCCACCTTCTTCTTGCTTGCCGTAAACGGCTGTTAGGATCTTTTGCTGCTTTAGGAAACTTCTTCATTTGCCCTGCTGAACGAGCGCAATATGATTTCCTACGAGCAGCTCTCTTGCCCGTAGGTTTGTCTTCTGTAACAGCGGTCTTGAGTTTTGATCCAGGGTTGTTTCTTCTATACTTAGCAACGCCTTTAGCAGTCATACCTGCGCCAGACTTGGTAGGGCGTTTATCTCCACTACCAATAGACATGCCTTTCATGCCCTTGCCTTTTACTTTGCGCCCTCTTTTGTAATATTCACGCATGAAATACAGTTATCATATCAGCAACATCTAAAGTGTATTTGATAGATAAACCACTCCTAAATATAACCCCTTCTGAGGGTATTGTCCTGTCAATAACTGTGTTCGCCGTACCTATAGTCCGTGATTTAAATAAAGTTGTGCCGTCTTCAGGTGCGCCATCAATAAACTCTACGTCTCCTGCTGTGCCACCAGATGTAATAGACATCCCTTTTAATCTTACTCTGTTACTACCGTTTATGGCTTGAGCGCAAGTTGTTCCAGAACCAACTTTTATATTAGCTGCATATTGTTCAGAACACTCTACAGCAGTCACTGTTAAAAATAATTTTGTACCTGCAACCGCTTCTGCAGAACCTGTGGAAGTAATAGTCTCTGTCATAGCATCACCAAAAACATCAGTACCTGTTATAGTACAAGTTTTACTATTATCGCCAGTCCCCGTGGTTGTTACTATTACGTTTCTCGCTGCTCCACCTGCAAAGGTGGTATTTGCCATAGTCGCTGAAGTATCTGGTCGAGCTGCTGTAACCAATCGGTCATCGTCAGAAGCATTTTCGTCATTTATGGTGAGCGCTTGTACGTCTGAAAGTCCCATATTAATCTCCTATTTTGGGTAGTGGGGCTTGCGCCCCACCTGATTAATTAGCCGTTTGCGTAATCAAAGGCTGCACCATGTATCTTGATAACAAGTTTACCTGCGGTATACGCTGCGTCTGTCGCATCGCCACAAGTTAGATAGAGATACTTTTTACTTAGAGCTGCTAAAGTAGCCCCTGCATCTGCTTCGTTATGAAGACCTAATGTTAAATCTCCATTGTTAAACAGAACTGTACCACTTGTTACAGCAGCGTTCTCAGCGTCTGTTCCAGTAGCTGAACAAACTAAGTTAATATCTGGATCACCACCTGTTGGAACTTCTAAACAAATAAACTCTAACTTATATGGAATACCATTAACTGCACTTGTAAGTTCTGCAATATAAGCGTTTGCAGTGCCTCCGTCTGTACCGATAATATCATTAGCCGCACCACCAGAAGCTAACCCACCATGCAGATCAACTAAAATAGTAGTAACAATATCACCACCAACTTTATTTACAAAAGTGTTGATTGCAGCATCAGCTATACCAGAACCATGTGCGTTTGGGGTAATATTAAAAATTGTAGCTGCTGTGCCAAGACTTGCATTGTTATCGCCTACAGTTGTACCTGCGGCAACAATATTGTCTCTTCCCGAAGTTGCTACTTTTTGAACTTCTAAAACACCGCCACTTGAAGCAACGATTTGTTCAGTAAAAGCCCCTATAGCACTTTTTGAAACTGTTTTAAATCCGTTTTCGGAGCGGACTGCACCGTTGAAAGTCGTATTAGCCATTTCAAATCTCCTTGTCTAGGCTACTGTCAGCCACACCATGCGACTGTCAAGGTATTTGTAGTATAGAGTAAAAAGGGGCGACCCGCAAGCCACCCCTTTAAGTTTTTTAAGCTCCTGGGGAACCAAAGATTCCTAGCGGATCGGATACGCCGAAAGAGTATCTTTCTCTCGCCTTATAACGGCTGTTGCCTGTATCGAAATCAGCATCCATAGACGTTGCCATTGGGCTACGTGTAAAGTGCTTCAGACCGTTAGGTACATCCGTCATTAAGAACCAAGCATCAGTATCAGTTAGATAATGATTAACCGCAAACCCTTCGGGAACAGAACTCATGCTACGTATCGCATTGAGATCGTTATCCGCAGTGCCTACTCGTCCTTCAGTTTGAAGCAATCGAGTTGCAACAAATTGTAAATCTGAAGGAATAATCAACTTCCGAGCGCGAGATGCAATGAGCAACCCTCTCTCATCGGTCCAACCTGCAATCTGAATAATAGCCGCTTCAAGAGAAGTCTCATTAAGATCAGCTGCGGTTGCAGGTTCGTTGGAGTTAGTTCCACCACTTACGAGAGGGTGTGCAGTAGAACAAAGCTCTACTCCGTCTCCGTAGGTAGTACCTGAGTCAAAGGCATTATTTAAGATAGAAGCTGCCTTGACCTGTTTTGTATACGCCATAGCCCTAGCCAGTGCTTTTGTATAACGAGCCGATAGAGAATCGTACAAGTTATCCTCAATAGCCTCTTCAGTAATTGAAAAGCCCATTGCCACTGTTTCATGGTTATAGCGAGCGGTGAAAGCTTCTTGAGCGTTATCATATTCGATGGCAGAGCCTTCGTCTTTGACTGGTGCTGCGGAGAAGCCTGATAGTTTAGTCTCTTCTTCAAAAGAACGATCAGAAGTTTCTGCTTCGAAAATTTCTGCATGTTCCTCGCCGTACTTAGCATACTCTAAACCGAAAAGTGCGTTAAGCCCAGGAAGTAGTTCTTTAAGAAGTTGTGCGCGTGATATTGCCATTTTACATTACCCCCTAAATGCCAACTGGGTTACGATAGGCATGTCC